TGTGTATTGACTCAAAAGATTTCTAGGATCACTGCCGCTTGTTGCTGTGGGTTGAGCCATGTCGTTTGATTTATCACGCTCTGCCCAGACGGGCTCGTCAGCTCGCTGTAGAGTTCCTCCAGCGTGAATGGCGGCTCCATCTTCCCCTCGTATTGCAACATAGCTTGGAAGACTTCCTGCTCGTGCTGAGAAAGCTTCTCCACCTCCGAAAAGATCTGTTGTCGTGTCTGTACGGCCACTTGGCTTGATCTCCTTTGCATGTATTATATCACGACCTTGTCGCGATTCTAAGCTTTCTTCCCACTCCCTATACGTCATATTCGCCGGGACTTTATACGTCTCACCTGTACTCGGATCCCTAGCACGTCTTTCGAGCTCCGACATATCGAACCCGTCAATAACAGCCACTGTTGTCGAGCGACAATGCGGGTGCATTGGCGGATAGTTCTTTCCGGTCTCCCGATCCTTCAGCTTGAACTTTTTGCCGTCTAGTTCCTTGCAAATTTCTGATGTTCGGCCATCTAAGGTTGCAACGTACTTATACTCATCGAGTCCTGCATCTTCATAAGCTAGGGCTTCCATTTCGTTAGCAACATATGCCGTTTCAGTCCGCATGATTCGGGAGGCTGCGTAGTTGCTGTCGATCAGCGCTTGATCTGTGACCGCGTTAAGGCTGCGCCTCCAGCTACGGCCCGTTATCATGTTTCTCTCAACCATGTCTCGGATGCGCTCTGCAACGATTTGTGTGTTGCGCCACACACGGCTGGAATAATGGCCTCCAGACCAGGGTTCGCGCATGACACTTTCGATCTGTTTGTCCGTCACTCCGGCAAAGCTAAATCCGAGACCCGTTCCACGCTGCAGGTCGAACATTGTCCGACTGTACATCTCCATTCCTGCCTTATGCAGACCGGAGGTTATCGTATCAATCTGTCTAGGTGCAAGAAGCGCCATCTTTGCTTGAGCACTTACCTCGATAGCAAGAAGTCGATCAATCCGCGCCCTGTAAGCCGGAGCATTGACCTTGGCCATCAGCCGAGCTTTCGTGGCTTTGTCTTCGATACCTGCGCACATCGCAATGATTCGTTGGCGCTCCACTTCCGTTATCGTCTCGCCAAGAAGGGAGATTGCCTCTTCACGAGTGAGCTGTGAATGTTTGGCAAAGTTCCCGATGATACGCTCGATGTCTTCTCTGATCGACTCAACAACTCCGGCATTAATCCGGAAGATACGCTGGAGATAAGGCTCTGTTCCCCTTTCTATGGCGATCAGGCGCGCTTCTGCACGACGCTGCCAATAGTTTGCTGTTCGTCTTGCCACGCGCCTCACCCCTATTCGTCATCGTCGTTTTTTGGTTTTGGATAACCGCCGAAAGTACCGAACATCTCTCTTTGCCTTGACAGCTTCTTTTCGCGTTCGGCGAGAAGATCCTTGTAGGCCTGGTCAGCATCCTTGACAAGCGGGTGAGCTTGTAGGAGCAACTTATCAGGCAGATAATCAGCAGACTGCACAATCATCGTTACAGTCTCAAGGTTATTCGTAACTCTCGATTTGTTGAACTGGATCGATACGAGATCGGCATCATAACTAGTGCCGTTTTGCCTGTTCAGGTTCTCGGTAATAAACCAGAAATACTCCACTAATGCAGATTCGGCTTCCGTGATCATGTTTTCTGCTTTGAGATCCAAGAGACTGTACTGAAACTCTAGGCTGCTTCCGGACGCCGCGTTACCAATGTGATCCTTCGTGGGGTCAACGGCGCTCCCGAAGTAATGGATGGCGTCCCACAATTGCTTGAGCCAGTCAATTCGCCCCTGCATCTGCAGGTCAAGCTGTCGCATCGTTACATTGTTCCCCGCACCGGCTGCTCCCACGCTTACCGCTCGGTTGATCTCAAGCTTCCTAACAATTGCAGAGGCTGCATCGCCGCCAAAACCCTGAATAATCGCAAAGAACTCGTTGAAATCCATCAGGTTGTTAGTCCCTTTGGACGCGACAAGGTCATAGGCATCAATCAGGTCCTTGTAGACTTGCAGATCCGTGAGGGCATCGGAATTGTTAGCCATCTCAACGAACGGAGCCCGCCCCCAGCTTCTACCCTCTCTCGATTTCTCGACTTGAGTAACTCCGTCCGCCCCATTCACATAAGTCACAGTTTCATAGTGAGGTCGAGAAGGCTGCGAGATGGTAAAGTTGCCGTTCTTATCACTGGTGTATTCCGTGACTTCCTTATCAGTCCACCACTCCGCAACTGTCACCGTCTCGGCTTTGCCTCGACCTTCAGTCTGCTGCACGGAGTAATGGCGGATAAACTCAACGATCTGGTTATCGTGAACCGTGTCATATATCGCGATCCCCTCCGTTCTCGGGACAACAATCTGCCTAAGCTTGCCTTCCTTATCTTTGTAATGGTGTACCCAGGCTTTGCCGCCGAGAGAAGCCTTGCGCTCCCAGCGCAACAACATCCTCCGGAACTTCGCGCCGGTAGTCTTGGCGAGCTCATTTTGATAGAGCCATTGCTCATTGCCTGTTTCGCCATCATCCGATGGTTCAGCGCCATCAACTGTGATTGACGGTTCACGGCCTGAAATGTAGGCGACTTTCTGCTCCACATGATTAAACAAGAAACGGTGCTGCATCCGATGATTGGACCTGTTCGGATTCGAGAATTCCACTTCCTTGTCAACTTCCTTGCCTTCATCATTGATCACGCGATCGATGATTGTTGACTTCCTGAAGTCATGAGCCTTGATGTCTTGGTCTCGTTTGTAGTATCGCTCCGCATCAAGCGCAGCGAGATATTCAGCAGACTTCTTATCGTCCTCGATAAGACGCTTCAAGATTTCCTCTCTCGTCATCGGCGCATTGGCGGTGATCCGCATATTGATTAAATCTGTTTGAGTAATGATCATCTAACTGTCACCTCCACCATCTCTGCCTCCAGGGCGTACCGTAATGCGTCGATCCAGTGGTTATCGCGATCAACCGGTTTCGGCAGCACCTTGCCATTCCGGTCTTCCTGGTATTTATATTTCTGCAGCTCACTAATGAGCTCTATGCAACGTGGATCGACAATGACCTTCATGCGTTGCAGCCACTTAATGCCAAACTCAACCGAGCCGGGGCCCTTCTGTGCTGGGATTGCTTGAACGCCAAAGTTGTTAAGCTCTTGGATAGACTTAGGTTCTGCGCTATCGCAAGTGATTAATTCACGCCGTATAACCGGCTTCAGCATCTCTGCAATATCATCGTTTAGCATGTTCTGCCCGCCATCCGTATGAAAGACATACACTTCATTCTTCGCCCGATCAAAGCCGCAGCGAATAAACGCTGCAGGATCAGGGAAGAAACCGAAGTCCAATCCGTTATGATATTTCGCCCACGTCTTACGAAGTTCTGAAAGGTCTCTCGTCTCCCAGTTCGTAAAGATGAGATTTCCGAGCACTCCCCAGTTACCCAAGGTGTAAACCTCGTAGTAATAGCGATCTGTCTCGTTCTCGAGTTTTGCAATATCATCAGGTGTAAGCCATCTGTTGTCTTTGTATGTCGTTTTTAGAATGAGCTGCTTATCATCACCGTAGTAATTTTTGCTCTCATCCCACTTGCCAAGGAAGAACTCTTCGTAGATCCAATGGTCTTGCAGGATCGGGTTGAAGATTAAGGTAATGCGCTTGATGATGGACTCATCACCACCACGCAAGCGCTTCTGCAATTGCTTGTAGTCGTTGTAATCTGTTTCGGTGGCTTCCTCTACAATGACGTCCGTCAACACTCCTGTTTGCGGCGTGATTGACTTCACTTTTTCTACATCGTCCAGACCAGCGAATAGGACCTGACAACCGCTCGCTTTATGTGTGATCGCCATCTCGGTCTTGTTGATGGAAAACTCTTTTTCGAGATCCATGCGAACGATACACTTCCGGATCTCATTGAAGGATGAGTTGCGCAACGTTCTTGCTGTCTTTCTGACGATCAAGTAATTGCGCTTCCCGGTCATCACGTCTCTGACTGTACGCTGACCAAGGATTCCGAATGACTTACCGGAGCTTGCGCCGCCGTAGAAAATCTGCAACGGGCGGTCGTCTGTTAAGAACTCTGCATAGGCGTCGTTCATTAACCCGCGCCACACGCCATCAGGAATGACGGTGTGCGCAGCGTTTCCAGAGGTTATCTCTGCCGACTTCACAATTGCATCAATGCGGCGACCTTCAAGTTCAAGCTTACTGTTCTCATACGCCTGCTTGTGCTTATCCATCGGGTTGATGAGGAAGTAGCGTTCTAAGAAGTCAAGCGACTTCTGCCGATCTTCGAGCCTGATTT